AAGAGTATGAAAATATATTAGATAAAAAATCTGCTGCTTTTTGGCTGGTGTTATCTGAAATTGGCATTCCTTTTATTTCTGAAATATGGAAAATTGTAGAAACTTATCCTTCTGCTGGACGTAGAGGAAAAGATTATTTATTATTGTATTTAAAAACTTTGATAGAAGATGGTCGTCTTGTGAACGGATTTTGGGAAAGTGATGTTATGTTAGATGATCTAATTCAAATAAAAAAAGATGAAATTGTCCCAAAGCAAGAATTGAATTTAGAAGAAGAAAGAAAAATTTGGGGTAATTTTTATGTTGATATAAATACTAAACAACTTGACCGAGAATCTTATGAGTTTTTAAATAAAACGTATGAAGAATATACTTCTGAATTATTAGATATAGATGTTAATTTAGAAAAAAGATTTAGAGATTTGGCGAAATGTGAATTAAGATTGCGAAAAGCCAATGAGATTAATGATGGTACAGAGATTAGTCGTGCTCAAGAAAGTTTGAATAAGCAACTTAATTTGTTAAAAATGAATGACTTTTCTATAAATCAAAAAGATGAACGCCAAAAATTTATTGATAGAATTGCTTGGATGATAGAAGAAACTGAACCAGCGGAAGAAGAAGATCGAGCAAAATATAGTGATATTGCAGGTTATGAAAAGATTTATAATAGTTGGATGAGGTCTATGAAAAATATTTTGACAGGTGATACTATATATCCAGATATTCCTATTGAAGAGGAATGATAAAGTATGAGTTTACCTATTAATCATGGGAAAAATTTACGTCGTCAATTTCTAAATAAACAATTATCTACTACTAATATAAATTATGATTCTTGGCTTTCAGAAAAACAAAGAGCTAATGTAAAAAAGTGGATATCATATTATAGAAGAAATTGGGATTTGTTTTGTGAACAAGTTTTGCAAATTAAATTATATCCATTACAAAAATTTTCTTTACATATGGCTGGAGTTGCTAATGAATATTTTGAAATAGCAACAAGAGGTGCTGCAAAATCTTTTCGTGCTGGTATTGCTGCAATATGTGCTTTTTCTTTATATCCTTATTCAGAAATTGTTATAACTTCTTCTACTATACCTCAAGCAGCAAAATTAGTTGAAAAGAAAATAAGAGATGAAATTATAAAAAAATTATCTCCTTATTTATTATATATGTATGAAAATGAGTATATAGTAATTACTAAATCAAATACTGCTGAGGGCGCTTATACAGTAGAAAATAAACTAAATGGTTCAACTATAACGGTTTTACCTTGCCTCGAATCAAGTAGAGGATCGCGTTCAACCTATAATATATATGAAGAGACGAGATTATTAAAACCAAGTATTATTTCTTCTGTATTTGAACCTATGGGGCATGTTCGTCAAGCTAAATATTTGTCGAATCCAAAATACAATACAAAAAGATGGCAAGAAGAAGCTAAGTCAATGTATATAACTTCTGCCAGATATAGTTATGAGTGGTTTTTTAAAAAATTTATAGATACTACAAAGCATTATTATACTTCTAAACATGAAAGATTTATTCCTTTTGCGCAGGATATTTTCACAGCTATTGAAGATGGGTCAAGAACTTGGGCAGATTATAGGAAAAATAAAAAATCTATGACAACAACAGATTTTCGTATGGAAATTTTAAATGAAATGTTCCGTATAAATGAAAATGGTTATTTTAATATTGAATCATTTAGAAATAATCAAGTATTAAGTCAATGTTTTTATCCTCCTAAAATCAAAGATATTATTGATGAAGCGCCTTTGTCTATGCAAGATAAAAAATTGAATGAAATTAGATTTGTTATAGCAGACCTGGCTTTTAGTGGAAATAGTTCAAGACAAAATAATGACCATACAGTTTTTATGTGCATGTCTTTACATTGGAAAAAGTTTTCTTTTGAAAGACATATAGACTATATAGAGACACGTCCAGGGGGCCGAGCCGATCAAATTGTTTTAAGAATGAAAGAATTATATTATGATTATCAGGCTGATTATTTAATATATGATAACAGGTCTGGTGGTGAAACAATATATGATTTTCTCTCTAATAAAACAGAACATCCTGAAAGAGGTTCTTATTGGAATAATAGTGGTTTTACTTTATGTTTAGACAAAGATATTCAAATAATAACTTCTGGGAAAATGGAAGAGTTATCTAATAGAACAGTTGATAAAAATGCAATTCCTTGTTTAATTCCTTTTATTGGTACTTTGGAATTAAATAGTTTGGTTTGGCAAAGTTTAAAAAAGCAGCTTGAAATTAATAATATTAAATTTTTAATTAATGCTGAGGAAGCTCAAAACAATTTAGAGGATAATGGAGAATTTTATAAATTGACTCCAGATCAATATGCTTATTCAATAGCTCCTTATGGACAAACAGATGAATTAATACATGAATGTGTAAATTTATCTGCTGAATATAGAAATGGTTTAGTAAGATTAAAAGAACCTCGTTCAGGATTTAAGGATAGGGCAATCGTGCTTGCTTATGCCAATTATATTGCTGAACGGTTTGACAATAGATATGCAAAAAATCAACAACAAGAAGAAATAGATTTAAATTCAATTCAATTAATTTGGTGAGAAAGGAGGAAAAATGTCTGATTATATTAGTAAAGAAAGAGTAAAAGATGTAATTGATTTTGCTCAGGGTCTATATTATTCTGAGAATTATGGACTGTTTACTCCTTGGTTAAGTAATCAATTATTACAAAATTTGAATAATAATCCACGAATCCCTACATTTAATAAAATTTGTGAAGCATTGTCTGAATATAAACAAAACGAGAAAAATTTGCAAGGATATACAGAGTTTATGACTCAATTTGATATGATATTTAAAAGAACTTTGTATAGCTATGTAAACGTTTTGGCTTTTGATTTAGATTTAACTTGTGTTAATGCTTTTACAGAAGAAGATTATCAATCGGATTTATATAAAGAAGATAAAAAAAGAGTATATAATTTCCTTGATAATTTTAAATATAAAAAAGAATTTAAAGAAGTATTAGTTGAGGTTCTTGCCCACGAGACAGATTTTGTATGGTATAGAAAAACTAAATGGGGCAATAAAGGCATGAAATTTGCTTTACAAACCATGCCTCAAGATTACTGTTTATTAACTGGAAAATGGGAAAAGGGATTGCTTTGGGATTTTGATTTTAATTACTTTTTACAACCGGGAACTGATCTTGATGGATATGATCCTTCTTTAGCTAAAACTTATAAAAGAGTATTTGAAGATATAAAAAATCCTATTAATTATAGGCCTACGAATCCTTTAAATAATAGAACTGGACAATTTGCATATTGGGCACAGACTTCTCCTGAAAACGGGGCATGGGCTTTTAAATGGAATCCTAATAATTTTGCTCAAGTTCCGTTTTTGGCACCTTTTCTAAAGAATGCTATTAGAAATGATGAAATAGAAAAATTGCAATATGATAAAGATATCATTGCTGCTTCTGCTATTTTAGCTGGTGAAATAAGATTGTTTGATAATGCTAAATCAGGAACAAAGGCTAATCAATTTGCTATTGATCCTGTAACATTAGGCAGTTTTATGGGAAAAGCCAAAGAAGGATTGGGACGACAAATTAAATTGGGAGCTCTTCCTACTGAAAATACAAAATATTATCAATTTAATGATAATAATAGTTCCATGTATCAAGATCAATTATCAACTTCTGCTGGGGTCGGTTCTGGTGTTAGTAGAATTATTTATTCATCTGATAGAATGAGTAATGCAGAAATTGAAGCTGGAATTACAGATCAATATAATACTATGAGTTCTATGTATTATCAGTTTGAGAATTTTTTAGATTATTATGTTAATCAATTAACTAAAAAATATAAGTTTAAGTTTCATTTCTCTGGATGCTCTTATTCTTTTGATAGAGAAAAACGATTTGACAGAATTTGTAAATTAGCTGATAAAGGATTAGTTCTGAATCAAAGTATGTGGGCTTCTGCAATGGGAATAGAACCTCAAATTTTTGAGAGAAGTTTAGAAGAGTCTAAATATAGCGATTGGATAAATAAATTTAGTACATTAATGTTGAATTCTAATACTACGGGGCAGAATAGTCCAGGGCGTCCTAAAAAAGATGACATAGATTTATCTGAATCTGGTCAAATGAATAGAGATGTAGAAAGTAATATTTGATAAGGTAGAGATGAAAATGATTGTAACTCAAGAGACTCAAAACTCTTTAATTGAATTAATTGGCAAATGTTTTGTTGAAAATAGATATTTAGATCGTTTAGTGTCTATTTTGGGAACAAAATTTGCATATAATAATACATCCAATTTAATTCATAAAGGTATAGCGCATTATTTTCCATTATTGGCAGATGAAATTGGAGAAAAGACCTTAGAAAGATATAATATTCCAGTTTATTATCCTGCCACTCCATCGGCTGGG